TAAAGGATATAGAGTATGAATACAAACATGACATTCCAGTCTCGTCTGTTAATAGTAGTCCCCATATACATCGTCATTAGTACCATAATCAAAATACGTTGACTGTTCGGTATCTAAATCATTGATATAATCAGTTTCTATTGCACTAAGAGGTCCAACCCCTGAAGTATCTGTAACCATGGTAGAGCCAGCCTCGGCGGTAAGTCCCGGTAGGAATGTATGGTCGTTCCTCCGGGCTTTTAATTTAAAAACATAATGACCTTGCAACTGATTAATCTCACCGATCATTTCATCCAAGCGCTCAGTAACTTCAAATATTTTACCATCTCTACCACCTGGGCGATCTAAAGAACCAAATTCAGTTAACTGAAAAGCATCACCAGCTTTTGGTAGAGAGGCAGAAACAGAGCCAATATAAGACGATACACTTTGCTGAAAAGTCTCTATATCTATTACTGCATCTATTTCATCATCTGAAACCAAACCATATTGAGAATACGTAAGAGAACCATCTGTTAAATTCATTAACATTACAAATGTAGATTTGGGATGATATCCTTGGTGAGTATTTTCTCCGTAAACCTTATCAGTTGCGCTTAAAGTAAAATTGCGTACATAATAATCTATCTCGGTACCATATAACCGTATTTGTTCCTTCCACCATCTTTTATACGTTTGATCTCTCTCATTAGTACCACTTAATTTATAATTAAAGCGTGTAGTGTTTTCAGCTCCCTCGTAATACTTTACAGCACTAATAGTCGTTGTAAGAAATGCACCCATTATTTTTTAATATAATATTTGTTATGAGCGATATAAAACGTTATACCTGTATTACCTAAATTACGAGACTGTTGTTGTTCAAGATCAGTAATCTTAAACAGTTCCTTTACTGTTTGTACTTCTTGATCATTTAACAAAAACAAACCTGATTGCATATTTTTAAGAGTCTCTAATTTTCTAGGATAATTAGGATCAGCATGATGAACATCTGGTAAGAGCTTATTATCTTTTGCACCAGTCGATCCTCTAAACCGTCTACTACCTAATATATTTCTCGTACGATGTGGTTGCTTAAGAAGCTCTAAAAATATCTTTTTAAACATTTTAATTATTTAATAAAAAAAGCCCCCTGCAATGCAAGGGGCCCTTTAAAGGTATTGTTATATCTATTTGTTAGACGGCAAGCTTGCCAGGTTTCCCGGAGTTTTTAGCATGACCAGGCTTTTTACCTTCACCTGTCTGTTCGGTACCTTCCTTGTCTGTAACAGGAACTGCACCATCACCAGTACTCTTACCACCTAAGCTATCAGCAGCTGGGTCTGTGGTCTTACCACCACCGTCAGAAGGATCATGACCAGGCTTTTTACCATCACCAGTCTGTGTAGTATCTTCTTGGACACTATCCTCAAACTCATCAGTGTCAGCTAACGGATCGTCATCACTAACATCACCAAGCTCTTCGTCATCACCGCCAAGTTGGTCAACAATTGTTTTGAGAACATCGGCTTGCTCAGGTGACAATGTTACTGTTACATCTCCACCTTCTTCTTCACCGGCATCATCGCCAACGTCAAGACCATCATCATCACCTGGGATACCAAGCTCAAAGTCGTCGTCTTCACCCATTACGCTCTCATAGAGCTTATCAAATATTGATTTATCTTCTGACATAATATTACCTTTGTTAGAATTATTTATACTCTCCTTAGCCAATTTCTTCTTTTTCTTAGGCTTTTTTTCTTCTTCTTTCGGATTACCTTCGACTGGTTCCTGTAAATCTTCCGTAGCACCACCAACGTCTTTACTCTTTTCAGCAGCATTTACTTCACCCTTTGGACGTTGACTTTTTGAATCAACCTCAGATACCTTCTCATCTGGCTTCTTAAACCCTTCACCAGCAGCTTTCTCCTTGACGTTCTTTACACCAAAGTTTTTAGATAAACTATTCTCATAATCACCCATTATATTATCCATCTCTCTCGCTTCTTTCTCGAGTTTATCTTTAGCATCTATCCAGCCATCACCACCGCACTTCTTACATTCTTGGTCACCGTGGTTACCGGTACCTCCGCAGTGATCGCACTTAGCTGTTTCTTTATCATGGGCTGCTTCTTCAGTTGCCTCATGTCCTTCGGTAACTACTTCATCCTTCTTTGCGGGCTGGTCGGTAGTTACCTTCGACGTAGCGTTCGCAAAGGCCTCATTAATAGAGAGTAAATCTTTGCTGTTCATGTAAATATTTATAGTGCCCAGGCAAAAAAAAGAGGATAAATTTTATTTAGGTAATAAAAACCTACCTAACGCAAACATGGAGTTTGAGTGGACTCCAGAGATGGTTAGTAAACTTAAGAAGTCGCAAATGAATATTCTTCATTTTGCAGAGACATACTTTCACATTGTTAACCTAGATGCTGGTAAAATAAAAATCTCTTTATATCCTTGTCAGAAAAGAGTGTTACGTAGTTTAAGAGACAATAGATTTGTAGCTTGTCTTGCTTCAAGACAAACTGGTAAGACTACAATGATGACAATTTATGCTCTTTGGATAGCATGCTTTCAAGATGATCAACGTATATTAATCGTTGCTAATAAAGAGCAAACTGCTATTAGTATTTTTTCTAGAGTTAGATTAGCATATGAAAACTTACCTAATTTTCTCAAACCAGGGGTATTAGAGTATGGTAAAACTTCTATGAAACTAGCAAACGGAAGTAGTATAGGTATCAGTACTACAAGTTCAGATGCTGGTCGAGGGGAATCTGTTAATGTATTAATTCTAGATGAGCTTGCTTTTATTCCAAATAATTTAGTTGATAGTTTCTGGAAATCAGTTTATCCAATTATTTCAAGTTCCAGAAAATCTAAAATATTTGTCGCTTCAACACCTAATGGTAGTAACAATTTATTTTTTAATCTTTATACTGACGCTGTAAGTGGAAAGAGTAACTGGCACGCAGAGAAAATACTATGGCATGAAATCCCTGGTCGTGATGAAGCATGGAAACAAGAGACTATTCGTTCGATAGGTAGTATGGAAGCCTTTGCGCAAGAGTTTGAATGTAAGTTTCTTGACACTGGCGACTCCTTTATTGATGAAGAATTTTATGCTAAGCTTACAAGCGAAACCTCAGACCCAAAACATTTATTCGAGGATGGTTGTTATAGTGTTTGGGATGAGCCAAATAAAGACCACTTATATACAATAGGAGTAGATGTTGCAGAAGGAGTACAACAAAACTTTAGCGCTATACAAGTATTAGATATTACCGACTTACAAAATATTACTCAAGTGGCAGAATACGCTAGTAATGAAATTAACCCATTTGAGTTTACAACTAAAGTTAGAGACATTTGTTATCACTGGGGCACTCCTCCTGTTTGTATAGAAAGAAATAATTGTGGTGGTCAAGTTGTTGATAATTTATATCACCAATACAATTATAGAAATATTGTAAACTATTCTCCTAAAGTAGGTCAAATTAAATATGATAGATTAGGAATATATGCTCACACTAATACCAAATATAAAGGTATTACCAATATGCGATACTGGGTGAATGAACTTAAATGTGTCAAATTAAAATCTAAACTTGCAGTTGAAGAGCTTAAGAACTTTGTAAGGTACCCAAATGGAGCTTGGGCAGCACAACCTGGGTATGACTTTGATGATAGAGTTATGTCTTTAACATGGGCATTACTAATTTTAGAAAATAGCATAGTACAGAGATATTATAATGTAACAGAAATAGATGATAATCAACGACCAGCGAAACTTGAATTAGGAGATTATATAGATCAAAAGTTTAGTAATTTTCTTCAAGACTATAAAATGCAAAATATAGATGATACCTGGAAACCACATCCAGTTTACTTCGAAGACATAAATATTCTTGGCGACGGTGATCTAAGTGATATGGATTTATTAGAAGCAGAAGGATATGTTAGAGTATGAACCAAGCACCATTTAATAAAAATAGACAAGATAAATTTATCTTAGTTTTAAATTTACCTGAAGGTATAAAAGAAATTACAGATAATATAGATCGTAACAATAATAGAATAGATGCAAACAGTCTAGAAATTAGTATCGCAGGAACTGTTACCCCTAATATTAGTGTACCAGAACAAACAATACCATATGGCGCTCAGAGTATTAAAGTAAGCTCACATGCGCGACCTGCTTATAGTTCTTTAAATTTAAAATTTAACATTGACAATGAATATAAGAACTATTGGGCAATATATAAATGGTTAGATGTAATTAATGACGTTAAGACTGGAACCGTCAATGCAGACGAGATTATAAAATATTCAAAACCAGGACAAGTACTTCCAGTATATTCCTCTAACTTAACAGTGTTTGGTCTCGATGAATATAATAATAGAAAAATACAATGGGATTATATTGGAGCGTTTCCAACTAACCTATCTGAAATAAATTGGGACTATAATAGTGAGTCAGAAATAGGCGCGCAAGCGACTTTTGAATTTACACGCTTAGAAGCAAAATTACTCTAAACCAAAATCTCCAATCGCTTCGACTGGACAGTTCTCCATAGCCTCTTTACATAGTTCTTCTTCTTCGTCATTTTCAGGTTGCTTAAAAACATATGAGTATCCTTCTTCCTCTGATCTTGTAAAATTATCTTTTGCTGTCTCTCGACAAAGATCACAATCTATACATTGATCATCAACAAAGTATTTCCCACCCACATTCTCATCGACTATATCTGTTACATCTGCCATATAATTATTTACATCATTCCAAGCTCTAATTTAGCTCCATCTGACATCATATCGTTGCCCCAAGGTGGATCCCAAACTAATTGAACATCTACCTCATCGACGCCCTTAATACATAACACTTTATTTTTAACGTCATCTTGAAGCATTGGACCCATCCCACAACCTGGAGCCGTCAAAGTCATTTTTATATCGACTCGCCACAACCCCGTTAGCTTAAATGTCGTCTCGTCAAAGAGGGGAGAAGCTTTGCGACTATAAATCAAACCTAAGTCAGCCAAATTTACTGGAATCTCTGGATCATACACCGTCTTTAATTGCTCCCAAATCTGGTCATCTAATTCTGCT